CAAAATTTGGTTATATTAAAGGTAATGTTGTTTACATCAGTGCTCGTGCAAATAGAATTAAGTACGACGCAACTGTAGAAGAACTTCGTAGAATTGCGGATTGGTTGGAAGGTGCAACGACTAGATCGAAAGATCGTACACTCAAGTGAGTGGAAACAGCCGTCCCCTTAACAGGGTGATGATATAGTCTGCTCTATATGGTGACATATAGCTGGATTAACTATCCGGGTACAGATTAACGACCTGTACTGAACATATGGTATCTACGGGTTCCTCCTTGGTGCAGGGGTTGACAAAGTAGCAGAAATCTTATATACTAATAATAAGGGTGCTAAAGAGGCAATCAATAAATTTCTAGAGGGCTACCCCGGACTTAAGCTTCTTAAGCAAAAAGTTATCCCTAAAGATGCAGAGAGAGGTTACTTTGTTGGTTTAGATGGACGATTAGTTAAAGTTCCTAGTGAACATCATGTTCTAGCTGGTTACCTACAGAATGGTGAGTCAGTAGTTATGAAGACAGCTAACGTATTATGGAGAGAAAAAGCTAGAAAAAACAATATCTACTTTAGACAAGTTAACTTAGTACATGACGAATTTCAGACGGTTACTAAAGATGACGATGTAATGGCAAATGAACTTCAGAAGATTCAAGAAGAATCTATTACTGAAGCAGGTAAACTACTTGGTGTCAAGTGTCCACTACTAGGGCAGGGACAGCAAGGTTATTCTTGGTACCAAACTCATTAAAAGGAATTATTAATGGCAACACAAAAAGTATTTTTCTCTGGCACTTTCAAGTGGGCTAAGCTCAATGAAAAGAACGCTTCTGTATACCCAGACGACGACAAGGGTCCTTTCTGTTCTGTAGATTTTTACTTTGACAACAAGGATGACCTAAAGGTATTTAAATCTTTCAAGACCAGAAATACAATAAAGATTGACGAAGAAACTGGTGAACAGTTTGTTCAGTTTCGTCGGTATCTAAATCACAAGTCAATCCCTGAATTTGGGGGTGTACCAGAAGTCAAGATTAAATACGAAAATGGTGGAGTAGAAGATTTCACTGATCTTATTGGCAATCTAACCAAGGGAACTATTAAGCTTTCTGTTTATGATCATGCTTATGGTACTGCTTGTAGGCTTGAAGGTGTACTTATTACTAAGCTTGTACCATACGAGAAGAAAGATGGTGGTGAATCAGGTTCCGCTGCCGAACCAAAGGTCTTTAATTCAGCTATTCCATTTTAAGAAAGAACAAGAGTGACAGATAATAAAAACAAGAAGTTTTACCTAGTGCATTTAACAGGAACTATTACAGAAGAAGTAAACCAGATTATTGGTATTTCAGTTGACAAGGACCAATCACAAGACAAGGCTGTTGCTAACCTACTAGACTCTATTGCAGCGAGCACTCCTAACACAGTTATCTCTGTCAAGGATGTTAAGGAAGTTTCAGAAAAGGAAATGCATCAGTTTGTAGAAGGTCTAATGGACGAACCAGAGAAACCAAGAGTACTACAATGAAATCAATCCACACACTAGTACCTGACATCTATGAGTTGTTTACTAGTGGTAAGGTTGACAAGAACTCATTCGGTAAACTCCTGTATACACCAGAAAACAACGAAGAGAGACAGTCAAAAGATAACTCTCTTCGTATGTCTTCAATGGGAAATCCTTGTGATCGTCAACTTTACTACAAGACACACTACGCAGACGAATCTGAAAAGATGGAAGCCCCAGTACTAATCAAGTTTATGTTTGGGGATATTCTAGAATCATTTTTACTACAACTAGCTGTTATGGCTGGGCACACCGTAGAAGGAGAACAAGAACAATTAGAACTATACGGAGTCAAAGGCCACAGGGATGCTATTATTGATGGTTGTCTTGTTGATGTTAAGTCTGCAAGTACTTATTCGTTTAATAAGTTCAAAGAAGGACTAAGCGTTGACAACGATCCTTTTGGGTACATTTCACAAATTAATTCGTATCTAGAAGCATCCCAGAATGATCCTAGGCTTAAGGTTAAAGACAAGGCTTACTTCTTAGCAATTGATAAAACCTTAGGTAACATGTGTCTGTCAGAAGCTCCTATCATCAAACGCGACTGGCAAAAGTTTATCTCAGATAAGCAAGGGATGTTAGCATCTCCGACACCACCACCTAGAGGATTTAAAGCAGAGCCAGAAGGTAAGTCTGGTAATGAAAAGCTAGGAGTTAACTGCTCCTACTGTTCCTTCAAAGCTAAGTGCTGGCCGGGCTTAAGAACCTTTATTTATTACAGTGGCCCTGTATTTTTAACAAAAGTAGTAAACACACCTAAAGTTCCAGAGGTGAACCGTGAGTAAGAAAAAGAAAAAAGAACCAACACCCCGTAACTCTTTTGAACGTGTACTAGACAAGGCTTTTAGTGCTCTTAGTTCTGAGATGAAGTTTGATTACAAGTACGAACCAGAAACTTTCAATGTTAAGGTTGATGTAACTTACAAACCAGACTTCATTGCTGAGACTAAATCTGGTAGGGTTATTGTAGAAGGCAAAGGTTACTTCCGAGACGAAGATCGTAAGAAGGTACTAGCTTTTACGCAGCAATACCCAGATTACAAGTACCATATCGTATTTGAACGAGACAATCCAATCTACAAGGGTTCTAAATACAGGTACTCAGATTGGTGTAACAAGCACAATATCTCTTACTCTGTCAAGTCACTGCCTAAGGAATTGTTTGAATGAATCTTGATCTTTTTGTTTTTATTATGAATTTTATTTATCTTACTCATCTAGTTGTTAAGTACTACTAAATGAGTAAAATTCACTTATGCCTGCCTGACCAGCACGCACACCCAGAGTTTAATAATGATCGAGCAGATTGGATTGGCAAACTTATTCTGGACCTTCGCCCTGATGTTGTTGTTAACTTGGGCGATGGTTACGACATGGCTTCTCTATCGACGTACGACAAAGGTAAGAGAGCGTTCGCAGGAAGATCTTACTCTCGTGACATTGAGTCCGGTAGGGAGTTCCAAGACCGAATGTGGTTTCCTCTCAAGAAAGCCAAAAAAAGATGGCCCAGATCAGTATATTTGGAGGGTAACCATGAACATCGAATCGAACGAGCCCTTGACTTATCACCTGAACTCCAAGGAACTATTGGATTTAGTGACTACGGGCTCGACGAGTATTACGATCAAGTTATCAGATACGAAGGTGGAACACCCGGAGTAATTGAAATTGACAATATTTACTATGCCCATTATTTTATATCTGGTGTCATGGGCCGTCCTACTGGTGGTGTTAAGCCCGCTTATACCATTTCTCTGGTTAATGGAGTCTCTTCGACTTGTGGTCACATACACACCCTTGATTATTCTGTACGAACTCTTGGTAACGGGTCTAAAATCCAATCCCTAGTAGCAGGTGTATACCAAGACTATAAATCACCTTGGGCTGGGCATATCAACGATCTGTGGTGGTCTGGTGTCGTGATCAAAAGAGGTGTAGAGAATGGTAACTATGACCCTGAGTTTGTATCTCTTAAAAGATTGAAGGAAATCTATGGGTAATGACAAGTAAACTGTTAAAGGAACTGCTTAGCAACTATGATCTAGAAGAAGTCTTTCTTATCCTAGAAGTTGATCCGTATGATGCACTACTAAAACTATATGAAATTGGTGAAGTTGATCTGGAAAGACTAGAGGAATACCTAGATGACTCGGAATTCGAAGACGAATAAACAAAGAGCACTAGAACGTAGGATTAAGAACCTACAGGATAAGCAGAAGAAATACTTTATGGAAAACCGTGTTGGTGAGTTTCGTATGAGAGTTATCAACACGGATACCAAAAGAAATAAGAAAATCAGACCCACTAATGTTGAGGAATTTACCGATGACGATCTACCAAATTCTATCTGAAGATCACGTTGTAGAAGCTCTAACTCGTTATCTACGGGAACCACCTTTTAAGTTAGATTTTGATAAACTACAAATTGACGATATTAATTTAGACTTTGAAGGTGACTACAAATTTAATCTAACACTTACTAGAGGTTCAAATGAAAGCTGAATACATTACTCACTCTGGTTCCGACTTGACCGTAGTCAACGCAGCTAGGGTTTCATTTGATAAAGAGTCTTATTGGGAGAATGAAACAGACCCTCACCATGGAGGTAAAATTCCTCCTTATAACAGGTTATCAGACAAAGACAAGAAGCTAATCAACTATCTAGCTAAACATGATCACTTCACCCCATTCACACACAGTGTTATTACTCTCCGAGAGACAGTACCGATCTTTGTTGCACGCCAGCGGCACAAACACACCGTTGGCTTCTCTTACAATGAAGTTTCTAGACGGTACGTCGATGACCCACCACAGTTCTACACTCCTGACAAGTGGCGTAAGAGAGCAGAAAACAAGAAGCAGGGGTCTTCTGACGAAGAAGTAGAATGGCTAGAAACAAGTGAAAGAGAAGTTTGGGACGATCCTAGTTCACCTTTTGTTACGGTTTCTCCAAAAGAAATGTACTCTTATTTGATTGAACATTCTCTTCAGGTTTACAACTTAATGATTAATAATGGTGTAGCTCCTGAACAAGCCCGGATGGTTCTTCCCCAGTCTATGTATACCAGTTATTATTGTACTGGTTCTCTAGCTGCTTTTGCTAGAGCATACAATCTACGCTCACAACCTGATGCTCAGGCGGAAATCAGAGAACTAGCTGGACAATGGAACGAGATTATTTCACCTTTATTCCCGGAAGCATGGAGAGCTTTAACAAACAATGCCACGTAATTACAAAGAAGAATATGAAAAGTATCATGGTTCTGAGGAACAAAAGAAACGTAGGGCACAACGTAACGCTGCCAGACGTGCGGCTATGAGAGCTGGAAAGGTTAAGAAGGGCGACAACAAAGAAGTCGATCATCGCGCGGCTAATCGCAAAGGCCCTCTTGACAATAAGAATGTTCAAATTTTAACTAAGAAACAAAATAGGAAGAAACAACCCAAGCGTGATGGATCAGAAGACTAATGATTAACGAACACGATATTGAAGCTTTTGAACGGTTCCAGCCACCGGTTCAACTAGAATTGTTTCAAGAAGACATTAATATTAATTACTTTGACAAGGTAAGAGAGTTTCATAAAGCCTTTAACCATCCGTTTGGTCTAGACTTCGAGAAGATTTCTCCCAATGAGTTTTGGCTTCGTTGGCGTCTTATCGCTGAAGAGTTCAAGGAACTAGGTCTAGAGTTTCAGAAAGCAGATGAGTTTATCGTAGCTGGTGCTAAAGTACCAGAACCTATTAGAGTTAATATTCTAAAGGAAACTGCCGATCTTCTCTATGTTGTATTTGGATTCTGTGTGACTTATAACCTACCTATTGAAGAAGCTTTTATGAGAGTTCATCGTTCAAATATGTCGAAGCTTGGTTCTGATGGTAAACCTATTCTAAGAGAAGACGGTAAAGTACAAAAGGGGCCAAACTACAAAGAACCAAACCTTAAGGACCTAGTGTGACCCTTGCAACAAGCCAAGACCCTGTAGTTAAAATTGATATTGAACCAAGGAGCTGGTATCCTTTTACTGTTTACGTAAAACAACTTGTTAATGGCTCTCAAATTAACTATTACAGGTACTCAAAAATTAGAAGCTTTTCTACTCTTTCAGAAGCAAAAAAATACGCTGAACAATTTAAAGATCAGCAATTCCCAATTTATTTGTAAGGACCTAGTGTGACATTTTTTAAATCTAATGTAAACCCAATGTTTCGGAACCAGCTCTCTGAAACAATTTTTAATTCTAAGTATAGACATCAAAGCGCAGAATCTTGGGAAGAGTTGTCTAAAACTTTAGTAGAACATGTTTGTAAAGAGCATATGGCAAAAGATAAACGTCAAATGCTCTTTGAACTAATTAGAGATATGAAATTTATCCCCGGTGGCCGTTATCTTTATTACGCTGGCAGAGACAAGGCATTTTTTAATAACTGCTACCTTCTAAAAGCAGAAGAAGACACTAGAGAAGATTGGGCAAATCTTTCTTGGAAGTCTGAGTCGTGTCTTATGACCGGCGGTGGAATTGGTATTGATTACTCGGTTTATCGTCCCTCTGGTTCTATTATTTCTAGAACTGGTGGCCTAGCCTCTGGTCCAATCCCAAAGATGATGATGATCAATGAGATTGGACGTAGAGTAATGCAAGGTGGTTCCCGTAGATCAGCTATCTATGCCTCTCTAAACTGTAGGCATGCTGATGTAGAAACATTTCTTAATGTAAAAGACTGGGATGCCCTAAAGGTCGGTACAACTGGCCTAACATTAAAGGACATTAAAGAACAAGACTTTGATTTTCCTGCCCCACTGGACATGACTAACATTTCTATTAACTACGACACCAAGTGGCTTCTAAACTATATGAAGACAAATAACGCTGGTGACACTTTTAAGAAGAATGTTAGGCAAGCGATGAAAACTGGTGAGCCGGGGTTCAGCTTTAATTTCTTTGATAAGGAAACAGAGACTTTACGTAATGCCTGTACAGAAGTAACTTCTAGTGATGACTCTGATGTTTGTAACCTTGGCAGCCTAAATCTCTCTCGTATTGAAACTGTGGAAGAGTTTGCCTCTGCTGTAGCACTAGCAACAGAGTTCTTACTTATTGGTACTCTCAAGGCTGATCTACCTTACGATAAGGTATATGCAACTAGAGAAAAAAATCGTCGTCTAGGTCTCGGTATTATGGGTGTTCACGAGTGGCTTCTACAACGTGGCCATCGTTACGAGATGAACAATGAACTGCGAAATTGGCTGTCTGTCTACAAAGGTGTATCTGACCATGTATCAAAGATTGAATCTGATAGACTTGGTATTAGTCGCCCTGTGGCTAATCGTGCTGTGGCCCCTACTGGTACTATTGGTATTCTTGCCGGTACTACAACGGGTATTGAGCCGGTTTATGCAGTGGCTTACAAGCGCAGATACCTAAAAGGAACTAAGTGGCACTACCAAAACTATGTAGATCATGCTGCACAGCAAATTATACAGACAACTGGTGTTGACCCTGATAAAGTAGAAAGTGCTATTGATCTAGCTGCTGACTATGAAAGACGTATTAAGTTTCAGGCAGACGTTCAAGATTACGTTGATATGTCTATTTCTAGTACTATCAACCTACCAGCTTGGGGTACTGATCTAAATAACGAAGATAAAGTAGACCATTTTACCTCTGTCTTGGCTAAGTACTCCCCTAGACTTCGTGGTTTTACTTGTTACCCAGATGGGGCTAGAGGTGGCCAGCCACTTACACCTATTTCTTACAAAGAAGCTGTTAAAACACTCGGTACTGAAATGGAAGAACATGTAGAAATGAACGATGTTTGTGACATCACTTCAGGAGGTTATTGTGGTTCTTAATAAGATGGCAAGCGAAGATTCTACCAAAGGTTTAATTTCAACCAGAGAGGAAACACACGGTCCTTTTAACCAACAAGCATTAATCTCTCAGGAATTAAAGGATGTTTACTACAAGTACCAAACTTACTTTGAAAAAGACTCGGACCCAATTGTAGATGAGGCTATTGAAATGATCCTACACAAGATTTCTAGGATTGCTGCTGGTAACTACTACGTCAAAGAACACTGGGACGACATTGCAGGGTACGCTCAATTACCGGCTAAGTTTAGGAGCATGAAGTAATGATTAAGTCTGTATTACTAACAGTTATTCTTATGGTTGCCTCAGCACCACCAC